GTTGGTCTACACAAAGTATATCAAGTTTGTCTTTCTCAATAAATGCTCTTAAAGCAGTAACCCCTGCTGCACCATTTATCATAGCGGGTGTTAGTATCTTTATACTACCTTTATACTTGTTAGGCAATTCTTCCATATATCTTTTATATTCAACTTGTACAGAATCGTTACCACGCATAATAGCTGTGTTAGAGATATGTGAAGCTAAAGTATCAATACGATAACCAACTTTATTCTCACTCATCTCACCAGAATAGATACCGACATTTAAACCTTGTTCGGCTGCCGCTAATGCTATAAAATGTAATATCCACGATTTACCGATACCAGGTCGAGCAACGATAGTTGCCAATTCCTCTAAACGGTCCCATCCTCCGATAAGTTCGTCAAGTTCTTTAAATCCTGTTTTTATGTAAAACTTATTATAATCGTTACATTTTTCAACATAAGCATTATATCGTGAAGTGTCTTTGAATATATCTACAGTGTCAAGATGTGTTGATTCAACAATATCCGATGCTGCAGATGTGTACACACGCATAGCCTCATCAGTCTTATCCTGATTTAGTAGTTCACGAACACGATTAAAAACTTTTGCTAACTTTCGTTTATTATAATCTTGATATAGTTCATCAATAAGATATGTTGTAGTTTCACTAACATCAACAACATCAAACTCAGGAAATTTGTCCACAAAAGAATGGATATCCGGACAATTTCCATATTTATCAATATGCTCTTTTATCCACTTGAATTCATACTTGTAATCGCTAAAAAATTCATCTGTTAGATTATTCATTAACAATAATGAAGTATCTTTTGTTGTTAATAGTTTATTTAGAAATTGTAGTTGTACCAAACGCTATAAACCTCTCTTATCCATCCCGTGTAGTTCAATATTTGTAGAAAGATTTACAATTCGAGAATACAATCGTTCTCCAACGCGTTCTTTCAACTGTTCAGGATTCATATTTGATGTGTATATATTAGACTTACCATTATCAATTCTATTGTTAATAATGTTAAGTAGATTTTCTATTTCAAATTCAGTTCCAACTTTAGTACCTATGTCATCCCAGATAACTAAATCACAAGTAGCAACATTATCTTTAATGTGTTGAATATAGTCACTATGATTACTAATGTTATCTTTCAAAGCTAAGAAAAACTTTGGAACATTGATAAACAATGCTTTACATTCTATAGAAGCACTCGGCCAGACTTTATTGAAATACGCTTGTAATAGTCTGAGTGCCCACGACGATTTGCCATTACCACAAGTAGTAGAATATAGATAAAGGTTACTACCACCTTTTATGAATTCAATTATGTCTGACTGAATTGTTTGAAGTCTCTTAAACTCATCTCTATCAGTCCCATCGGCGTCAATTCGTAGATTAACGTGACATCGTTGTTTATCACTAACTAACGCATTCTCGTACAGTTTATCAAGTTTAAATAATTTGATACAGAATGTGTTATCAACGCACTCGCCTCTACGATATTTAGCACACTGGTCTTTAATAAAACATCTATCACTAAATATCAAATGTTAAAACACCTCTTCACTTAGATTTGTAGTTACTCGAGGTTTCGCAGGAGCTTGTGGGATTCTATACGATACTTTATAATCTTTTTCATACGCATTTATTGCCCACTGTATATCACGATAAGCATTCATCGCTGCTATCTCAAGTATTTGTAACGCTAAATCAAGATTATGATTTGCGTAGTTATCGACAGTCTTTTGACCTACAGTCACTGATTTAGCGGACATCCACCCTTGTTTAGCGTACACTGCATCAATCCAATCTTTATATGCCGATTTAAGCTCATCATTAGAAGTTTCAATCAAGGCCTTTAGATTGTCAACAATCGCCTCTGCCTTTGTTCTTTTCTTAGGCTTGGCAGCTTTCTTAATGATGTCTTCAAGTTTGCTCAATGCAACAGGTTCAGCAGATATCAATGCAGTTAAAACAGTCAAATCGAGCGTAAGACTATCCGGATTATCGTCACTAACCTTCAATACTCCCACACTCAAAAGTAACTCATCAATCTGTTTTTGTTCATCTTTGCTGAGTGTTGTGCGTTTTGTTATATAATCTCTGCAAACCGTGAATGCATCTTCATTCAACTTATCTTTACGTACAGCTTTTTCATTTATATTAAGCAACTCACTAATATAAATAGCAGGATGCAGTCCGATTATTTCTGCTAGTTTTATATTGTAACTAACATAATTGTCCATACTAAGTAAATCAACTAACATTCTAATCCTCGTTTTTCAATAGGGTGCGTAACTTATAAACATAATTCTCAATAGATTGTTTTAATTTGTTATCACTCATATTATAGATATATGAAAATGATTTTTCAACTTGCTGAGGGTCTAACTCATAAGTTTCAGCGAAAGTTTTAAAATAATCTTTCGGTAAAGTCTTCACAGATTTCTTTACGGTCTGAATTAAACTGCGTGTATCCACACATTTTTCAAGCATCACATCGTGTATTATCAAATCAATAATTAAAGCAAACAAATACTGTTGTTTGCTATAACATTGAAGCACAAGATAGCTGTAAGAATTTTCGGTAATACTTGTGGTTAACTCACGTGGTAGATAAGCGTCTTTAAACTCCTCTGAAAGGGCTTCAATACTACTTAAGTTATGGTTTATCTTTCGCTTTTGTCTATTTGATGCTTGAAACCAATTCGCACGACTACAATGTACACACGTATTTAAAACTTTTTCAACTGCTTTAGGGTCCTTATACACTGTACTAGTTTCGTCTTTCCACGGACAAGCCGTTATGGTGTACAGTAAAGCATCCATAAACCAGTCGTAAGCCTCTTTTTCGTCATACAATCCATAATCTTTGTATAACATCTTTTCAATTATGTTCCAATATCTGAGCACTAACGCTGCAAGATAAGCATCACTTTTCGGTCCTTGCTCAAGATATCCTTCAGCTAACTCAATCTGTGATAATTTCTTATGGTCAGGCAATACAGTTACAGCTTGTTGAAACACCTCTTTATATTGTTTTATCAACTAATCACCGTTCTAATATGTATTGATGATATTATAGTTTTATCATCAATTATATTATATATATAAATATAATATATTACAACTAAACAACTAAGATTCAGTTAACTTTCTTAATATTATTATAATTAGATTTGCTGTGCTTCCAACTTTCAAACAAAAAAATAAACCAACTTACGTCGGTTTATTTCAAATCTAATATCCATTGTTTTAATATTTCAATTGACTGTGCGTCAAGTTTATTATCAATTATGTAATCACCTATCGCTTCTTTACTTTCCACAATGTCGTGAACGCGTGTATCAAAAGTATCATTACAAATCAAGTTGTAGATAAAGACAGGTCGTTCACTACCAATACGATGTATTCTGTCACACGCCTGCTCATAAGCACCAGATGTCCACGGCTGGTCAATAAATATTGCGTAACTCGCAGCTGTTAAGGTGACTCCTGTGCCCATCTTCTGATGTGTACATAACATAACTTTGTTCATATCTGAGGTCTGGAACGCATCAATATTCTGAGAAATGATATCATCAGAAACATCGCCGTGACACACTAGGGGGTTATATTCCTGTAACCGTATGTAAAGTTCATTTAGCGTCTGCTTAAATGATGAGAAAACTACTACTTTGTTACCACTAGCTGTTATTTCCTCAATAAGTTCACAGCATCTATCCATCTTTGTTGAAGGGATATTCTCCGTTGTAAGAATCGACGGACACGCTGTTGCTTGTCGCAATCTAGCAATCATTGCTAATAGATTAGCAGTACTAATCTTAACCTTATCCACTTCATCAACAATACCATTAACAATGTTTGTATAGAATGTTGACTGTTTGTCATTCATATCAAGATATTCATCAATAATTGTTTTCGGTGGTAAGTCAAGTAAATCTTTCGTGCGACGTAGTGAACAACTATTCAACTGCTCTTTTAGAGAATCAATGTTCTTATAGTGCTGAAATTCGTTACCGAAATATCCGCCATACTGGCAATACTGATATCTAAAGTTTGAAAAACAGGCGTTTTCTGCGCCTATCCACTTTAATGGAACATAAGCATCAAGAGGGTTGTTTAACAATAAAGTACCTGTTAACCCAACTTTGAAAGTGGCTTCTTTTAACTTAAGTAAGTTCTTTCCTTGTTGTGAAGTGTTAGATTTACAAGTATGTATCTCATCAACTACTATCATATCGAACTTATTCTTGCCGTTTCTTAGCTGTGCAACGATTTTATCATCACGTAAGGTTTCGATATTAGTTATAACGAAAAACTCGTTTATCTTTGATTTCAGCTGAGCTAAGCGGTCACTAACACCACCGTAGTACACTTTACCTTTACGTGTTCTTTTTTCTCCGAGAATAGTACAAGACAGGTTAGAATGCTTTTGTATCTCTTTTTTCCAGTTTGTCTTCAGTGTGTTAATACCGCATACTATAAGACAATGTTCGACATTATTTCTCTTCTTCAACTCTTGGGCAAGATAAATCAACTGTAAAGTTTTACCTAACCCTGGAGCATCCAACAGTAACCATTTGTTATGATTTAATCCGTACTGTATTCCTTCACGCTGGTAGTCATACGGAGTTGTTTTATACTTTTGCAACGGGTATTCAACGTCTACTGACTTCTTTACTATTTGTGGATAAAATTCAATTTCGTCTATCTTATAAGCACTGTTAACAAACTTAGCTAACCTAGTTGCAGGTATTTCCCATATATTTGTTTTCTTGTTATAATCACAAGGGGTGCATTCTTTTAATAATGCAACAATCTTGTCATTATAATCAAATGAAATAAACAAAGAGGATTGCCCCGGAATCCTCTTTGTTGTAAGTTCTTTTATTGTAATCATTATTAGTTTTCCGCTAATTCAAATCGTGAACTTATCTTTGTGGTATAAGGAGTTGAAAAATCATTAAGTGTATCTTCGACAGCATCAAAGCTAACTGTTGCGGACACTTTAAACGGCTTTGAGCAGTTGTCACAACAGTAACTTTCTTTTAAATCCATATCGGACCCTAAGAAATCAATTATCTTGCCTTCGCTATCTCTTCGAATTACATCGGGAATACCGAAAAAAGCTTTCGGGATAAATATCTCTGCAGGCAAGTATTCTCTACCACAACTAGGACAAGTTATAACTGTTAATTTTCTATTCATAATAACCTCAACACATTCTTAATTTATATATAAATATATACAATTATAACTTAATGTTTACCGTCTATTATACGGATTGATTGGTCTAAACTTGCACTAGATATTTTCTTAAATGAAGCATCGTTCAACTCAAATCTGTGTACATACCAGTTATCTGTTGAATTATATTTCAATTCGCAAGTACACAAATCAATACAGTGCCACCCGTTTTCAACTGTCATAGCAGTAGCAGGATGTGTACTACTATTGTTCGTTTCATAGATATATAGACCTTTGTATTCGCCTTCTTCATCACCATAGAATATCTCTTGAGTGATGTCGTTCATACGCAAAGCAGCTGATAATTGAATAGTGGTTGACTCGGCTGCAGTATCAAGATTTGAGCATTTATATAAGGTAGCACCAGATTTTATACTAAAATAATATCCGTATAAGTTAAAAACTAAATCTCCAACAAGTTTTAATTTAACAGTAGCGGAGTCTACAATTACACAGCTAGCATCTGTGTCTGAGGAAATCAAGAACCCTTCTACATCAATTATCTGTCTAATAATATTAGCAACATTATTTTCGTAGAAAATACGTGAGCTTCTGTCACTAGGACGATTTTTAGCGAGGGGGAATACACTAATTTCTGTACCGTTGATATTATATGACATTATAACACTCCTTAATTAGTAAAAAGTAATGACCACTCAATAATAGCATCAGTAGAAGCTGTTATTGCCGACCATAAGTCATTGATATCTTGTGTTTCTATGATAGCTAAAGGACGTTTCTTTTCATCCAGTATAACCATTCTGGGTGACGCTAACACAGGCAGCACTTGCTTATCTTCAAATGTAACTACAGCATTCAATAGCATTCTGCCATCAGTATCACCTGCATCTGCGGCAGGTCCATACACAATCCCAGTAAAAGGAATATGATTAGTAAGAGCTGTCACATATTCATCCTTTATTTCATCAAATGTTTGTATATCAAAATATTTAGGAATCATTCCTGATATGTCATAACCTGCTAAAGCCCTTGTTATGACATCAAGAAGATGTTTTGTGCCTGTGTTATACATCTTCACTTTATACTTTTGATTATTAGTACGAAGTGTTACAGACACACATCCAGTATAAGTTATTTCATTTTTAACTTGTGCTGTGGAACTAGTATTAAACATTATCGGTCTCCTCACTTGTCAATACTTCAATAGCTTCGCCATTGACAGATTTTTTAATAGGATAAGTAGACTCATCATAATCATTTGTAGTAGGAAATTCTTCAATTGTACGATACACTTTAGTGAGAGTAGTACTTACACCATTTATACTGTTAAGAGGTAGGCAAACTTTACTGTACTCATTCAACGTTTCTTTAGTATACCACTGATTAGCACTTTCAAACTCAGCTGCTGATTCAAATAAAGTATAGTTACCACCATTATTCTTATAATAAAGATTATCGGCGTAAACTGGCTTAATCTCACTACTCTGACCGTGGGCTATATAGTTATCGGAAGTGTTTGTACAGATATAGTATTCACCGTTGGGCCAGTTTACAGGCATCTCTGTAAGCAATACAAATTGTTCACCATTTTTACTGTAATAAGTATCTGCGGTAAATGTTAATTCATAAGGATATCTACTAGTGCTGTCATTAGGAGTTGTTACACGAACAGCTCTACTATCTGAAGTGTCCATAAAAATAATCTGCACAGTGTCACTAGACTTGATATGACTTACAGGCGTCATAGCTCTATAGAAACTATATTTCAGCTGATGCCCTGCTGGCAGTACATATTTCAGTAACTCAGTTAGAAGTGTTGTATCCACCTGTCGTCCTTCAATAGCTATTTCTACAATGTAAGTATTACCACGGATGTCTTCATTTACGTATTGCTCATATTGATAGTTATCCAATATGGTTATACGTGATTTATTTGAAGCATTAGCTATCTTGAGAAATACTTCAATTGCAGCTTGTATTCCTTTACGAGAGCCTTTGTCTTTTACTACGTATCTAAAAGCTTGCAATACCGCTCTTAACTCTTCCGTAGTCATAGACTGCTTAGTAAAAAATCCTAACTTAGTTTGTAGTAAAGGTAAAACATTATCTTTACATAAACGAGTATTTGCTATGTTAGTAATGCTGTCAATATCATACTTAACAGCACTATTAACAATATCAAAAGCATTACACATAAGCTGAAAATCGCGTGATTTTCGTGGGTATACATCAGGCACATTTTCCTGTAATCTAAATATCGCCATTATATCACCTATTATTAACAATCATTATATATGAATCCTGAGCTGACCCTACGTTTAAATCAGCTTTACTTATAGTATAAGCGTTAGCAATATGATGTTCGTTAAAGAAGCTCTTACTGTTAAGTGGGTCTTCGATATACATTTCATCATTGCTGTCTATAGTAAATGCATAGTTATAAACGTCATCAATATCAAGACCTTGAACAGCGGTCAGAATATTTTCTGCACTGAAGTTATACTTACTAAAATCATTATAGGTAAATCGTGATAAGGAATCAAAAACGACAATGTCAGAATTTGTTGTTTCTGCAGTAGATGCATTTAATGTTATAATACAACTGCATACATCTTCAACTGATGGTGTAGCAAACGTATAATACAACTTACCACCACAATTGCGTCTATTCAGCTTCGTTATAGCAATAGGAACTGAAGGGGTTCCTACTTGTGATAATGTGGCGGTTACGTTTATGGTAGTTGACATATTATCTAAACATAGCATATAGTTACTACTAGGTTTAAGATTTAGCTGTAAAGACCCTACGCGTTGTCCAGCCTCTACTGCCATCTTACTGATATCACAAACCACCTTTTTATCTTCCAATCTAACAGCAAAGCACTCTGAGGCGGTTAATATAGATTCAGTGTAGAAGTATAGATTAACATCTTGTCTGTCAGCCAGTAAGTCCACATATGTAATATCAATATTATTGCCGCCAATTCGATTAACACATACGTCACTTTGCATATATATATCGTCAATGTTGTCAGCATTTATCAATTGATTACTGTTATTAAATTCATATTGAGGGAAACATTCTATTTCGTCAACATCTTCGCGATGAACTGCAAGAAGCTGTACAGATTTATAGTCATCAGATAACGGCTCAATACATTGCGGAGCATCTGAAGAGCTATTGATATTTAGGGTAGCTCTAGCAGACCATCCATACTGCTCACTTTGAATATTTATGGAAGGCAGAGTAACAACTTCACCTGTTAAAGTTTTATAACTAACTTCAAATTCGGCTCCTATATAAGTGTCTTCCCAAGACTTGAATACAGGAACGGGGTCTTCTGTATGTGTTGTATTACGTCTAATTTGAAGGGTGTTTCCTTTAACTATGTTGTGTACTTGTTGTTCACGAGCATATAGTGTTTCAATATTACTTATAGACTTACAAGATTGGCTAAATGAACTTATACCTTCGGCCATTATTGTTTCATACGGAATAGCAGGAACTGACAACATATATGTTCTTGATAACTGAGAATTGGTTGTAGTCTTGTCCTTACAATGTGCTGTTAGAGTAGCAGTGTCCCACTGCACTGACACACCAATCATTGTACCGGGATGGAATATTTCATATTCTGTAAATGTTTTATTAGTTCTAACAAAGTATTCATCAGATTGTAATGTATATCTGTAATTACCTACTATAGATGTTCTGGTACCATCTAAAACTTTTTCAAACTCTGACAATTCTTGTTGAGATAGTAAGTTCATCTCGTAATTATTTTCATTGCTAATGGTGTTAGTTATCAAATAATAATTATTCTTACCATTATCCAACACTGTTTGTTTTAAGTCGCGTATCTCAATAGATTTTGTACCGGATAAGTCAAAATCGCCATACATTGCATATACTGCTTTGTATAAAGTGTCTCCAGGTAGTAGTACTCCTTCGTCATTTAATGAAGCAGGGTTTATAGGAGCGTCAGTTAAACTACATCCGTTTACCACAAATGACGGCTTAATTATAGGTGATTGAACAGTTGCAGTTGCGTCACTTGATGAAATACCAACATACTTCTTGTAATGATATGGGGCGTCGTCTGCATCCTCAGTGCGCCAGAAAAATACAGCTACGTCTCCTACTTGTAGTTGGTAATCTCCATTAGCAGGTACTTGATACAATATCTGCTCTTTGTAAAGTATAATGTGGTCATCTTTCCAAGTTGTATGTATAATAGCATCAGTACCTACATACTCTGAGTTAGGTTCACTGCTGGTTCCCACAACAATACGTTCTTTCTTATAACATACATTTAACCAAGAAGAAGGGCCTTGGAATAATCCGTATATGTAAGGATAAGCTGTAACTGAGTCAGCACCTATAGTTTCATAGCATTTCTTATCCTTATTATATTCACATATAGGAAGATTATCAAAGTTAGTGTAAGTTACATTGTCTGCAATAAATACAGCACTAACATTATCCTCAGTCACCCAGTGATTAGCCGCTTTTAGGCTTGTATCAACAACTTCAGAAGCACTTCTAACTGTATTTGCTTGTTCCTTACCTGGTTTAATAGACACTTCAGGAGCTTGACACTGCATTTGATAGTGAGGCGCTTTATTTAGAGGGGACCACGAAGGCTTTTGCACAGTACTAACAGGCATAGCAACTTTGCCGAAGGACCAGAAAGGACTCTGCACTTCATATTTATACGTGTTTGAACTCTCAGGGTCAACGTTATTGAAAGTGGTCTGTAATTGTGTGCTCAAGAATTTCTTATAATCAGTATTTACATTAGCTACTATCCAGTTAAATATCTGTGTGTCAGTTAAGGCATCAGTATCTTGACCGTTAGCATCTGTGAAGGCCCTCCACCATTCCTTGTTATTTCGTAGCCAAGTAATGATGTTTTGTCTTAATATCGCTCTAGTAAGAATATTTTGACGTGTGTCAATAACAGCTGTCGTTACTGTGTAATAGGGTAGATACTCTTTACTACCCTCAGCACTTTCATAAGTTTGTCCAGAAAGACCTAGAGTACAAATAGAACTATTCTTTGAAATTAGATATTTATTAGTTCCTACATTATATAAAGTCCATTTATCAGGAACGGGTGTAAACCACTTCGTTGCACTGTTTAAAGCATCATTACTGTCAAATGGACAAAACTTTTTACTTGATTCGTTATAGTAATAACAACCTGCAACAGATTCTGGCTTTGCTCCTGTTGTGTGTTCTTCAAACTCTGTGTCTAGAATCCACTTAGTGTTATCCGCTTGATATGTATTTGTAGGAGCCGCTACTATGTCACCAGTATCAGCGATACAATAAGCTTTATTTTTTATGTAAATTCGAACTTCGGCAGGAAATGATAAACTATCCAACTCACATTTTGTGTTATCATCAACAGAGCCGAATGAGAATAGGCCTTTACTTATATAATCATAGATAGCATTATTATAGTCATCTGAATTAACTTCATAAACTGTGTTGTTGTTAATTGCTTCTGACCAATCCACAACGTTCTTAGTTTTACCTGTGTTCTCGTTTAGAATAAGTTGGAACTTAGCATAGTTAGAGTAATTAACTGTACTTTTAAAAGTAGGCGCTAGAAATCTAATAGACTCGTTATCTTTTAAAGTATAACTAGCTTCTAAAAGAGCGTTGTTTATCTGTGGTTCAGGAATATCTATATTATCGCCATTTGAGTTAAAAGTTGTTTTAATCGGAACAGACTTTGTTGGGTCATCTTTGTCCGGAGGAACTGCAAAAGGAGATATAACAGCTCCTGTCGTAATTCTGCTAGCAGAAAGTTCACTTTCATACTGTTGATTAACTTTGTAAGTAAAAGCAGATGCATTCTTAAATAACGGTGTTCTACCACCTATAACGCTTTTTGCAATAATCTCTTTTTGTATATTTGTTCTCAAACTCGAATAGAGGTCAAAATCGTTTTCAATTGGATTATATCTATAAACATCATTGCCCCATAAGAAGTACGTACGTTTTAACTGCGCTTTACTCCAGTCTTTTAAGTAATGGCTGGAAGGAGAAACATCTTCAGCACAATTACATTGCACAACTAACTTAGAATCTGTGCTAGATATAGGAATATCTTTGAACTCTTCTTCATCCTCATCCCAATAGGTAGCAAATGTTGTATATGTAAAATCATCTAAAACCGCTATCTTTATACGTTCATCACAATTAACTATTGCATCGTAGATGACATCATAAGAAGGCAATTCTCCGAATTCAACAACCCTAGAATTACAAGTATTCCATAAAGCCTTAACTATGTTAGATTTAACTTGGTCAATCTGTATACTTGTAAGGAAATGTTGTGGCACAACTTTCAACCCTATGGGGAATACGTTTTTAAACAAACAAGGTAGATTGGACACAATGTTTCTAAAGTTGTGTTGTACGCATTGCTGATTATATATGTATCGTTTAATCTCTTCGGTCTGAACACTTTCAGAAGGTATAAGGTCAAATGTTTTCTCATAATCAGTAATACTATCAATTATATGCGGTGTATCGAATAAATATAGTTTTAAATCAAAAGCGTTCATTGAAGTATCGCCATTATGATATTTCTTGTAGAGATATGAACCTCTGTCAGCGTCTTCACTTGTATGTTGTGTCATAGCCCCTGTGTCAGCATTATATATGTACCAATCGGTCTCCCCAACATCAGCACACACCGCTTTAAAGTAACTCACGCATTCATCACTGTGAGTTAATTGAGTTACATAAGGATTAACAGTGTCTGATGTGCGAATTTGATACGCGTGCTGAATATCATTTAATCTGTCACTTACAATAACGTTAGACACAAGACCGCTATTATATACTGCATTAACATAATCGCGTAGAGTAACTAATGTATTAAAAGTTCCTGCAATTTTTCTATAGTTACGATATGCTTCTTCAATAGTCTCGGGGTCAGAGCCGTTCTTACTTGCTGAAGCATTATATAAATTTATGATATCACTATTTAATAACATACTATCTGAACCGACATTAACTGTTACATCAGAATAGAACCTATCAATACATCCTGCTGAAACGTTACCGGCACTACCTTGAGAGGTGAGATAGTTAATTGATAATCCGTTGCCAATTAACTTATCTACGTCTTCAGGAAATTCAAGATAACAAGTTGAATTACGACTATCAATACCAAACTCAAAATAAGTATTTCCTCGAGGCTTAACTTGCAAATTATCAACGCGTTCCCATAATTTGCTGTTATCAACACTTCTTATAAAGATGCCATTTTCAGCAACAGCACTCTCCGGAAGGTAAACACGATTATCACTGTCTAAATGAGTAATACTTATTACTTGAGAACCATTAACAGACAATGTTTGAAATACACCTTCCATACCATCACCTACAACAACGTGATGGTCATTGTCAATTACTAGTTCTTCAGTTAAAGTGTAAACTGCACTACCATCTTCGTTAGTAAGCATAGTATACTGTGGGATGGTTACAGTTTCACCATTTTCAAGTGCTCGCCCTATCCATTTAAAAGTAAATGATGTAGACGCGGATTTATACCAAGGCATTATATATGCTAATTGTTTGTATAAGTTACGCGCATTCATCTCTTGTGTAACAGTTTCGGGGAACATTTCAAGTACATTCTTATCTATGTTATAGTTATTCTTATCTGCAATGATAGCGTCAGCTTTCAGTAGTATAACGCCTGGGTCAGACTCATTACTAACAGAAGGGTCCCACTTTGAACTTAGTTGTTTAACTAAGTCAAGTAGTTCTACATATACAGATGTAAAATCTTTATTTGTATAACTTAAGTTAGATAAAGGATTAGTTTGCACTCACTCTCAACCTCCATTTTATTCATCTGTCATTAATCTAATCTGATATAGATTAGGTTGATTATCTATTTTATTTATACAATTGATGGTGGCGTATAAAGCCGTCTTATCGTGTGTTATAACTATATCTTTTCGTGTTAAAGATAGTTGAGGCATAAATATCTGAAGAGACACATATATGTCATCAATAATCAAATCTCTTAGCACAACATTATTCTGTTCATATATAAAACGCTTTAAGTTAGTTCCAAAATAAGGGTCACCAAATAGTGATTTTTTCCAAGAAGCTAACAGTAATTTTAGATTTGAACACGTTGCTTCTTTATCTTCAACTAACAGTGTTCGTGAGGTTGCAAACATTTCAGGGAATGCAATTGAAAACATTTCTATTCCTCCAATTTAAAAAATAATTGACCAGTAGTTGGATTACTAGGAGTGGTCTTTCCGTATAAACCTGATGCGAGGACCATTTTTGACAAGTTTAGTAATTCAGAGTGTGAATGACTACTACCGGAGTACTCGGAGTGAGTGTGATTACTGTCCGCTTTACTATTCCAATTAGTTCTATCTTGAGAACTCACGTGCATAGTACTATCGTTCTTATGAGTGTTCCAAGTGTTCTTATCGGCAGCACTCACGTGTATATCCGAATTATTGATATGACCATTCCAAGCACCACGTTCATTCTCACTGATGTGTTTTAACTTTTGAGTATTCGTAACTCCAGATTCGTTGATATGATTATTTAAGGATTGTTTTATATTATCCGTAATTAAGTACATCCCTGTAGCAGGATTGCTTCCTTGGGCAGGGTCACCTAATTCCTTATCCAAATCATCTACGTCCGATTTAAGCTCGTTTAAGTAATCTGAAAGGTCTTCAATATCCTCTTCACTTACGGTTACACGTTGTTTAAGCACATCAGCCGCATAATCCGATGCTATATCGTGTTCTTTCATATATATGATACTATCGTTTATGTTATTTATATCAACAGTTATATCATTATGAAATCGAGTATTCTCTTCAAATGTATGTTTAATAGACTCCTGCTGACCTAACAACGTTTGAATACTTGAAGGTGAGACAGCTCCGATATTTGTATCTGTCGGCAAAGTAACGTTAGTACTAACTACTAGACTTGTAGGTTTCATATCACTTTGTAATTTTTCAGCTGTCTCATTCATTAGTGCTCCTATTATTACGGGA